GCGACTTAGCAGTCTTTGCCTTGATAAGGTTTCCAACGATTTCTGTTCCATCCTTTTCCTTCTTCTTAGATAGATGAATAATCGTGGACGCCGCATACTTAAGACCAGAACCGCCACCCATCTCTTTCGTGGGGACATATGCACCGATAACATCGTAAGTGTGGTTGGTAACAATCATGGGAATGTTTGCTTGACCCAACTTGAGAGTGAGCATCCTGAAAGCACCTTTGATAAGTTGGGATTTGGTCATGTCCCGAACTTGTTTTTCGTTAAGTGCGTCAGTAATCTCCTTATCAGTGGAAAGCATCCCCAAAGAGTCTAGCACAAACATGCAGGGTTTGCGCTCATCTTCAGGTTTCTTTTGGTATAGATCCACTGCCTTGAGTGCCTTGCTGCGAAACTCTTCAACAGTAACCACATTCACCACTACCACGCGGTCAAGAGGTAATCCTCTGCTTTCAAGAAGAGACTTATTAACTGCTGCCTCTGTATCAAAGTATAGACAATAACCGTCAGGATTAGCGTCAAGGAAATTTTTGACGACAGCGAGAGAGAAAAAAGTTTTTCCAGTGCTAGACTCCCAGATACACCACCAAATATACTACCTGAACAAAGGGCGTTAAAGATGTACGAACCCGTATCCACATATCTTTCAGTGTCGTCAATATCGGCAGCGAGTTTTGTGTAGTCATCTCCGATTTCTTTTACAATTTCAGTTAAAAAGTCCATCAAATTACAAATCCAAATTGTTCACGAGCGATTTTCTTGTAAGCACCACCAGGATATTGCTCACGAATATCCAACATAAGTTTCATCTTTTGATAAAGAGCAGCATCCCCACCAAGGCGAAGAGCACTTACAATAGTAGCGAGTTCTTTGTCGTTAATAGGCAGTTCCATTTAGCCAAAAAATAGTTCTAGGTTTACAGTTTTTTCTACATTCCACCCAATTGCATCCAAGATTGCCTTGAGTGGTTCGACAAAACTCTTTTCAAATTGTAGGTCATAGTCGATATATTTGTCAAGACCAAGTTCATGAGGAAAATCTTGAATGAATGAGATTACATTCTCTTGTATAATGTTTGGTTTCTTCAAATAAAGAAACTTGATTTTTTCACCATTATTGATAAGTGAATATTTATTGGTAAGTTTTTTCTCTTTAATATAGTGATTAAAGAGAAGAGCACCACGGCAGTGAATTGGTGTTCCTTTACTATAGATATCTGCATGTGACCGATACTTTACAACATCGGACACAGAGCGAGGAAATGCAATTTGTTCTGGAGGAAGAGATTTGAACTTTTTACGACATTCATCAATAAATTCAATAACATCTTCTTCCGTACCATTCATCATCAGTTTCAGACCATCTTTAATCATCTGACGACAAGGTGCGGGAGTTGATGATTTAACTGCCTCAATGCCCATCATCTTCAGTTTAGGTTCGGTATATTGAACACCTTCACTGTTCCACACGTTGAGAATATATCGCTTCTTCGCAGTCCAGATACCACGTTCAGCAATATTCTCACGCTTCATAATCATTTTTTGTTCATATGCCTGAACGTAATCCGCAAGTTGCGTATAAGACTGTTCGATGAATGGTTCCAATTTGTCCTGACAGATCTTATCAAGTAAGGAAACAACCGCTGTTTTATCATCAGACTTATTACTAAGAAATTTAGTAACAAGAGGTCCAAGATTAAGATAGATTGAATCGGTATCGCTAGCGATGACATAATCTACGTCCTCGGTTTGCAAAATCTTATTTAGAAATCCGTTCATCTTGTTCTCAATCCAACGGATTGAGACTTGACCTGAGAGGGTGATTGCTTCGGCGTTAGCAAGCTTATAGTAGCGAAAGTATTGATTACCAATAGCACCATAAGCAGAGTTAAGTTGGATTTTACGCGCCATTTGGATGTTGTTACATCTGGCGATTTCCTTCTCAAGTGTTTTAGTTGGAGTCTTTTCATATTCTTGCTTAGCAGTAAGCATCTTCTTCTTGAAGATCTTTCGTTCAGTGTAAATCTTCTCCATCAACTCAGGAAGAAATCCACGCACATCTTTTCGATACATTGAACCGTTAGCACAGACAGCATTGTCCTTATACAGTTCAAAGTTTATCTCTTCATTAAGTATCTTATCAACGGTTGCTGATGGGTGTCTGGTATCTTGGAGCGTCTCTGGTGAGATATTGTACTGCATAATAAGATGGGGATACAGACTATTAAGGTCAAAAGACACCACCCAATCATACTTTCCTGGAATCGGTTCCTTAACATATGCACCTGCGTACTTTTCGTTTTTATCAGAACGTTCTTTGGGAGGAATAACAATATCCCTCTTTTTAAGATAATTATAAATGATTGTATCCCACATGCGAACTTGATAAAACACATCTTCATAATTCACCTTAGCGTCATACGCCATGGTGACTGCAAGTTCAATTAGTTTCATCTTGTCTTCCAAACGGTCAACAAGTTCCACGTCAATAATGTTGTATTCTACAAACTTCTGCCATCCTTTTGTATAGAAATCTTTGAACGTATCAAACTCAGAGTGATCGAGTTTCTTTTGTCCAAGTTCTACATTAGCAATATGATCCAGTCGATATGACTCTTGATTCGTATAGGTAAACTTTTTATACAGATCAAGATAATCTAACTGAGAGATTCCACCAATATCGTAAGAAGTTTGCTTTCTTCCTGCAATGTAAACTTCCTGCTCAGTGACGAGTCCCCATGGTGAAAGTCTTTTCATCAACTTCTCACCAAGGATACGATCAATACGCCTCACAAGATATGGAATATCGTAAAGCTTACTGTTCCAACCAGTAACAACTTCTGGAGTATTATCCTCAATCATCCACCAGTTGATAAAGTCATCCAACAATTCTCTTTCTGTTCTGAAAGATTTGTAGATTACATTATCTTGTTTATTGTTAAATGGTCCCTTACCCCAAGTACGAATTTGTTTCGTTGCATAATCTTGCAGGGTAATCAAAAGAACTTCTTCTGCAGCAGATTCCACATCTGGGAATCCATTCTCAGAAGCAACCTCAATATCAAGAGTTGAAAGTTTAATTTTATTGATATCAAACTTTAGTTCATCTTCAGAATAAATTTCAGAAATATACTGATAGATATATCCAGTGTTCCCATAAATTTTAAAGTTCTGAACACCATCATATTTTTTGATGAACTCTCTACAATCTCTTACACTTCCAGGTTCAACGGACTCAACATAATCACCTTCAAGAGTTTTGTACTTTGTTTTTTTATTTGAGGGTACAAAAAGAGTTGGGTAAAACTTTTCCCTAGTCGCGAAGTGGCGACCATTTTCATAACCACGGACCAGGAAATGATCCCCGACCATTTGAACGTTCGTGTAAAATCGCATTAAGAAATTAAATCAAAATATTTTGCAAGAAGATCTGCTTTTGGATCTGCAATAGTAAGTATACTATCAGAGTGAATCATAAACTCATTCTGATCGGTAAATTCTAACCAAGTTGATAGTGTATTGTTTGTTTGATCTAGAAGAAATGGATCGATCAATTTGCAATTTGGATCTCCAATTTCAGCACCAACTTCAACAATTTCAGTTACTAGAACTTGATCATTCTTCAGTAAGAGACATTTGATTGTCTGTTCCATTTACTTTTTCCTCATAGATTGTTTTTAGTGTGCTAATTGGTTCAACAATTGCCTGAATAGTATCTGGAGAAATTGCAATCTCTTTATCCGCACTAAGAACTATCCAGGGAGATAGAGAAATTTCGATGTTACTAGTACTATCATCACTAGTTTCTTCCTCTTCAAGAAGCACTATGGGAGTTGTTAGTTTTACAACGTGAGGTTCTTTTAGGAGATAACCACAAATTTTATTTTCTGTTGCAAGTTCTTTGATATCTGAAATAACTTGTTCTCCAGATCGCATCACTGCGAGTTTGATAGTCATGATTTTTTTCTACCTCAATACATTTTAACAAGAAAAAAGAGGGGCGTCAACTGGATTGTGCCAGTTACCCCTCCGTCTGCGACGACGATATTCAATTTTATTTAGGCAGTGGGTGGAGTAAAAGTCCTCACAATGTGAGGTCTCACTAACGGTGCAGTGTCTCTTGCAACCAATGCATCAATCGAACTGTGGAATGAATCCGTCATAATCTTGGGATAAATTCCAATCGCAATGATAGGAACTAGAAGAGCACTGATCACATACACTTCACGGGGTTCTGCATCAACAAGGTTTGCATGATCAACCAGTTCTTTATTCTCTTGACCAAAGAAAATCTCCCGCAACATAGACAGAAGATAGATTGGAGTCAAGATCACACCAATACCAGCAAGGACACAAACAATAACACGGAATGGAACCGTGTACATAGTGTCTGTTGCAAATCCAGTAAAGACCATCAGTTCACTTGCAAATCCACTCATACCAGGAAGTGCTAATGAAGCCATGGAACATGCAACCCAAAGACCAAACATGACCTTCATTCGTTTACCCACACCACCCATCTCATCGAGTTGAAGAGTATGGGTTCGATCATATGTTGCACCCACTAGGAAGAATAGAGATGCACCAATCAAACCATGACTGACCATCTGAAGCATTGCACCAGTGGTTCCGAGAGCACTATAACTTCCGATACCGATGAGTACAAATCCCATGTGACTGATCGAACTATATGCGATCTTCCGTTTGAGATTCCTCTGTGCAAATGATGTTAATGCAGCGTAAATGATGTTCACTACACCAAAGACAATCAATAAAGGTGCGAAGACTGCATGTGCTTCAGGAAGAAGTTGACAGTTGAAGCGAAGCAGCGCGTATCCACCCATCTTCAGAAGAATGCCTGCAAGCAACATATGGACTGGTGCAGTTGCTTCACCATGAGCATCAGGCAACCAAGTATGCAAAGGCACGATTGGAAGTTTGACTCCAAATGAAATCAAGAATGCAGCATAACACCACAGTTGGAAGTTCTTAGGGAAACCCTGTTGTGCAAGGTAGGTGTACTCAAAGTTGGGAGGACCACCTGCCCAGAACCCCATAGCAAGTCCTGCGAGGAGGATGAACAGAGAACTACCTGCCGTATAGATAATGAACTTAGTCGCAGCATACTGACGTTTTTTACCACCGTAGATAGCAAGCATCAGGTAAACAGGGACCAGTTCCAACTCCCACGACAGGAAGAACAAGATCATATCCTGAACTGCAAAGACCATAATCTGTCCACCATCCATCAAAAGAAGAAGGAAATAGAACAGTTTTGGTTTGAACTTTAATGGCCATGCAGCAAGTGCCGCAAGACTTGTAATGAAACTAGTCAGAAGGACGAGAGGCATTGATAAACCATCTACACCTACTGACCATGTGAGACCAAGTTGGGGAACCCACTGGACTCGTTCGGACATTTGTAATCCACTTATTGATGGATCATATCCGTAAATATATGCGGCAACTGTAATTAGAAAAGTAGTCAGGGTAACTCCAAGGGAATACCACTTGACTACTTTATCGTTATCTGGAAGAAAAAATATTACCAGAGATGCCGCAATTGGAAATAGAATTGCTAAACTCAACCAGGGCATAATTTAAACACAAGGTCGATTTAATTATAACATTAAAAAAGGGACTATCAAAGTCCCTTGTGTTCATATTAAGTTTTTAAGGTGTTGTAAAAAAGACTTCTGTAACAGGGGGTGCATTAGGATAGTATGCTGCCGAGGGCCCGATCGATAAAAAGAGTCATCGCAGCTCCAATAGTAAGAGTAGTAACTGTGAAATTCATAAAAGTCCTCCCAGAGTACATATTATATATCAATTATGTATCATAGTGATACAAAAGTCTGTATCAACTACGACAAATCTTAAGCAATTGTTAGGAAATTAAAACCAATCCTTGCGTTTATGATGGTCTGGGATGATCTTTCCCAGATCAATAGTTAGTAACCCATCCTCAAATCCAACTGATCTAACTTCCGTTTCATCTGATAAGGTCCAAGATCTGGTGAAAGATCGTTGAGCCATTCCTCTATGGAGGTATTCTGTGGTAGATTCACGGTCCTCTTTTTGCCCTTCCACGAAGAGCTTTCCGTCCTGTGTGTAAACATTGACTTCTTTCTTTTTAAATCCTGCTAGTGCTAGTTCTAAGCGATACTCTACATTGCTTAGTTGAACTAGATTGTATGGTGGGTAATTAGTTTGAGTCTCGTGCAGCGTCCCGAGACGGTCAAAATAATCTTCCATTCCAATACTGTATTTATTTATACGATCTAGCAGTGCTGGAATATCTGCACTATGAAATTTCATTAAGTTCGTCATGTGACTTCTCCTTAAAAAGCGAGTTTGTGTTGTGTGGACCCGTTCGGCATCCACTACTAATTATACAAGAAAGCATAAAAAATCAGGTGTTGAAACCCGATTCTTTTATTACGGGTATTACGAAGTGAAAACTGACTTGAGTTTTTCGTTCTGAATACCGACCAATTTTTATGAGTATTAAGGTCTGAACACTTACAAGAATGTTTCTTCTTGAATACTAACTAAAAGATTTGAGGATGGTTGAGTATTAACCTTTGAACACTAACTGAAGTGTTTGTTCCTGAATACTAACGGAGACCATCCTCAACAATCATCTTCCGCAGTGCATACCAGATCTTTTGAGTCATCTTATCAACTTTGGTACGTGCTTTCTTCAGTTTAGCAAGTTCTTCATACGACATTCCGACTTGAAAATCTGTAGTGTTTGCAGATTTCTTACCAGGAAATGCATATTCTGAAACTGCGCGACGCATCCAGTGTTTGTAGTTAGATGCAGCAACACCCTGATTCATATGATAAGGTTTACAACCAAGATAATTATCTTTGATGTACTTCCAGTTAGGAACTAATCCCACATCTAGACGAACACGAAGTTCTCCATTGGGACGAAGAATAGAGTGAACTAAGGTATAGATGCGATTGGGAACATCAATCTTAATAATTCCTTTTTTATCAAACTTCAAACCAATAGCATGGATCAACTCCATATCTCCATCAAGATACTCAGTGAGTCTGAGTGCATACTTTTTGATCCACTTTGATACTGCATCATCATAATCAATCTTCTTACTAAAACCATACTCACATGTTTTAGCAATATTAATATCTTCGTTAGATTGTTGAATATAATCGAAGATGGGTGAATTTTTTTCTTGAAATGTTTTCAGTTTAGTTGGAGTAAACTCTTTCAAAGAATTGAAAGCATTTTGATCCTTTAAAAGAAACTGTGCAATTGCTCTAGTATCTGCTTCATCAGTTTTAGCATCTGCTTCTACACCAGCAAGTTTCCGTGCTTTTGGTGTGGACTTTTGAGGAAACAGTAAAATGGTAACACCTTTTTGGTCTGCATTCTCCTTTAACTGCTGCAGTTGACCGATATTAAAAGGTTGTGCGAGAGTAAGTCTGTGAGATTCTCTGAGATGAGCACACTCAATAACTATTACATCTCCTCGCTTAAGTCCCGAAATGTTCAGATTGATAAGGTTTTCTTGTGGAAGTTTTCCATGAAACTTATCATTACCACTATCATAAACATGGACTTTACCTTGTCCAACGTCTGCTGTAAATAAATTCATAATTTTTTCAAGTATTAGGGTTTGAAAACTAATTTAAGTTTTTCCAGTTGAATACTGATAAGTATTTCTTCGGTAAGTATTATGAGTTGAATACCAACAAGAGTATTTCACTTTGAATACTGATTGACCCGAAGACTGATATTATAGCAAAAAATCAAGATTTGTCTAGTTCAAACTCATAAATCAAATACTCAAGTTTGCTCAACAGCAATCTCACATCTCCGTCAGAGTAAGAATCAGTATTCAAAAACAAATCTAAAATTTCTCTAAGATAAACAGAATGTTCCGAATAATTTTTTTCAATACTATTAAAGCAATAGTAAACATCCTTACTGAAAGATTTTTCTTTTAAAAGTAAATCAAAAGAATATTTTCGAAAAAACAATTTAATCAAACTCTTAGTAAGTCTATTTCTAAGATTACATTCAAAAGAAGACTTCATATAAAGAAAATTCTTTAACTTAGTTAACTTCTTTAAACAAAGTTCTTTTCTATGTGGTAGTACATCATTTTCACTAATATCAAGTAAAGTATCTTCACTCAATTCTGATATGGAAAAATCTTTACCATTACCATATATTTTTTTGGAATAAAATCTCTTAATAGTATTATCTAAAAATATTTCCTCAGAAAACATATCAATATCAATTTCAATATGTTTTCCAAATCTAGACAAGATTTGATCTTCTATAGTCTTCTGTTCTTTTGCAATGATCATCTTATTCCCGTCTTCCAAATAAGGAAAACTGCAGAAAGATATATCAGTTTTTTTCTTATATATTTGTTGATAATATTGATCATCATCAAAAACAAATATCAGGTCCAAATCTATAACTGAACTATCAGATAAAGATCTATCTACACAAGAACCTCTAAGATAAACAGAATTTGGTTCAACATCAAATATATCAAAAACAGAATCAATGACGTAAGAAAGAACGTCACTGGTTTCTGTTTTTATCTTGATATTTTTTAAGTTGTTAGAGATTAAATTATCTGAGTTCAGTTTATAAATTTGTCCACATTCATGGAACTTCATTCAGCAGATTCTTCAGTTCTCTTTTTCTTAGATCCGATATTATACTTAGTCTCCAAAATCCAATCTTGTTTATCTTTATATGCTAGAACTTTGATCTGATTGAGAGGCGCAATGTCTTGAATTTTTTCTACATCAACAATACTAATCAGACCCCAATCTGCAAGAAGTTGAGCGATGCGATTACGTCGCTGAACATCATTTTGCGTAAGGTTTGCATGTTTTCCATCTAGTGCAAACAGTTCTTTAAAATGAACAAGATAATACCTACCTTGCTTGTGCAAGATATGACATGACTGATAGATCTTTTTCTCCTTCCTTGAAGCAACTCCGATTCGAGTCAAAGTCTCGCGCACTTTCAAAAAGTCGTCTGGTTCGTTAAGAACCACTTCTACCATTTGATTTGGTGCCCACTTCACTTCAGGTTCTTTAACGACACTCATTGTTTTCCTCCAGTTTCAAATTTCGATTTAATAAATGCAAGTTGTTCTTTTGTTAGAATCTTCAACGCTTGCTTTGCCTTTTCATTACTATAACCATAATATTGTTTGACATAATCAAGGTCTTTGATTTTATCTTGACGGAGCCAGGGAGAAAATCTCTTCTTTTTCCTCAGACTATTTAGCAAAAAATCATATTGCATTTTTTTAGGAAGAAAATGATACTGATTTATTTCATTTGCAAATAAAACAGCATCCAAGTGACCAGAGAAACAACGATTCACGATATAAGGAGGATACTCCTTTTCAAGTGAAGGATCCTCATCAATCAGATTCTTTTTTGTCTGATTGATACTGTTCAACCATTCCTTCAATTCCATAATTAAAAAGCAGCAATTCTTTACGTTGTTTTTGTTCTCTCATGTACTCCCCAACGGAGCGCATGGTATAAGTAAGGTCAAACTCGCCTACTTCCCATCCTTGGAAACGATCTTTGACCAGTTGAGACGAATTATAAGATATGAGTTGAGGACCAATAAACCGATCACAAATGGTAG